GGTTATGGTCAGGTTCATCAGCAACTATTCCTAGTGGATGGTTATTATGTGATGGTTCTAACTCAACTCCTGATTTACGTAATCGTTTTGTAGTAGGTGCTACATCTACTTATGCTGTAGGGGCTACTGGTGGTAGTGCTAATGCAGTAGTTGTAAGCCATACTCACTCTGCAACTGTAACTGACCCTGGTCACTCACACAATCTTTCACCAACAAATTCATTAATGTCTAATTTTGCAGGTAATTCTGGAGAAGCTGGCAACAATCGTGAATTAACAACAATTTCTGTATCATCTGCAACAACTGGAATTACTGTAGCAAACAGCACCGAAGGTGTAAGTGGTACTAATGCTAACTTACCTCCATACTATGCTCTCTGTTATATTATGAAATCTTAGGAGTTTAAATGGCTATTCAAAGAGTAACATTTACAGAATGGACTCCTGACCTTCCTGGCATAGCTGAGAACTTATCTATCGCTAAAAACGTAGTACCTACCTCTATTGGTTATGCTCCGTTTCCTACTGCTGTAGATTATAGTGCTGCTGCTAGTGAGAATCTTAACAACGTATTTGCAGGTCGTTTTTCAGCTACAACAACAGTATTTGCTGGTGGTACTACTAAATTATTTAAGTTTGACTCTGTTGACTTAAGTATGGATAACGTATCTAAGTCAGGTGACTATAGTGGCGTGTCAAGATGGAACTTTATTCAGTTTGGCAATACAGTCATTGCTGCTAATAACTTAAACAAGCTACAAGGCTTTACACTAGGTTCTAGCACAGCCTTTGCAGATTTAGCTGCTGCTGCTCCTGTTGCTAAATACGTAACAGTAGTACGTGACTTTGTGGTGGCTGCTAACTTAGATTCAGGCTCTAACGGTAACAAAGTACAATGGTCAGACATTAACGATGAAGCTGATTGGACAAGTGGTGCTACATCACAATCTGATTACCAAATCATTGCAGACGGTGGCAACATTACAGGTCTTACAGGTGGTGAGTTTGGTTTAGTCTTATTAGAACGTGCTGTAGCTCGTATGACCTACATTGGTTCACCATTCTTCTTTCAGTTTGACACAATCTCTCGTGGTTTAGGCTGTATTGAAGGCAACTCTGTTACTAAGTACGGTAACATTACTTACTTCTTGAGTGATGATGGTTTCTACTCATGTGATGGCTCTACAGTTACTCCAATTGGTACACAGAAAGTAGATAATTGGTTCTTTAGCAATGCTAACCCATCTGAGCTTGACCAGATGTCAGCAACAGTTGACCCAATTCGTAAGTTAGTTATTTGGAACTTCCTGAATACATTTGGTGGTCGTTCAATCCTTATTTATAATTGGCAAGTACAAAAATGGTCTTACGCTGACACAGACGTAGATTACGTTAATAACATTGCTGCTGCTGGTTTGGTATTAGAAGGTCTTGATGACTTTTATAACGTAACAGCAGGTTCATTTACAGTAGGCAAGTCTTACACAATCTCTAGTTTAGGTACAACAAACTTTACTTTGATTGGTGCTGAAGTAAACGTAGTAGGTGCAAGATTTACTGCGACAGGTGTAGGTTCAGGCACAGGTGAAGCTATTGACTTAGAAGCTGCTGCTGCAGCAGGTCGTACATTAGACACAATGACTACATCTCTTGACGATAACTTATGGTCAGGCGGTAAGTTCTTATCTGCTGGTGTACGTGATGCTAAGATTGTAACTTTCACAGGTGCTAACGCTACAGCAACTATTAACACAGGTGATATTGGTTCAGAAGCTACTTCTGTAGTAACGCTTGCTAGACCTATTGTAGATAATGGTTCTGCTAACGTAGCTATTGCATCAAGAACGCTGTTAAATCAAGTTCCTACGTATGGAAGTTATGTACCAGCATCAAGTGAAAATAGAGTATCATTACGTAGTAGCGGTAAGTATCATCGTTTATCAATTGTACCTACTGGCGACCAATGGTCAAACATTATGGCAGTTGATATTGAAATCACACAACAAGGTACAAGATGACAATTGTTAATCAGCAATATAGGAAACTCAATCCTGCTGGTGCACAACCTCGTGAAATCTCTGAGGTTGTTAATAACCTCGTGGATGGTAAATCTAATAACGTAGGATATATTACTTTAGATACAGGTTGGGCTACAACTACTACCATCTATGATGAACGTATTGGTTATGGCTCAATCATCTTATTATCGCCTTCTACTGATGCAGCAGAAAGTGATGCAGCACCTTACGGTTCATTCTCTAACAATACCGACCAAACAGCACCAAGTGTAGGTTCTACTGCTGTTGTTGTTTATGACACTACAGAAGAATCTAGTGGTGTTTATTTAGCAAGTAGCTCACGTTTATATGTGCGTAACTATGGCATCTATAACGTACAGTTCTCATTGCAGTTGGCAAACCAAGATAATGCTCCACAATACGCTGATATATGGTTTAGAGTAAATGGAACAGACGTACCTAGAAGTGCAAGTCGCTTTGATATAGCTGCAAGAAAGACTTCAACAGATTGGAGTCATGTAGTTGGCACAGTAAACATCTTTGTAGAACTTCAAGCTGGTGACTACGTTGAAGTTGCAGGAACTACATCTAGTACATTGGTTGTCTTGGAATATTATCCTGCTGATGCTGTGATACCTAGACCTGCTATACCTTCTGCTATCGTAACGATTCAATACATTGCACCACTATCTAGTGACAATGTTTACATTAGTTCTCAAACAAAAGGCTCTGCAGTACTTAGTCACTTTGCTAATGACACAGCAGATAAAACTTACAAATATTTGGTAGTTGGCTAATGAAGATAAGTGCAATTCTTGATATAGACCAAGTATGGGCAGACATCGAAAGTTATATAGAAGGTGCTGCTAAATACACGCATGGTCGTTACACAGCAGATGATATTCGACAGACGTTCAAAGAAGGTGGTCAGCAGTTATGGATTGCTTACGATGACAAGATATACGGTGCTGTAATAACTGAGATAGTTGAATACCCACAGATGAGAGCTTTAGTCATGCACTTTACAGGTGGCATAGAGCTTCCTAAGTGGAAAGATGAAATGTTGTCTGTATTAAGAAGTTTTGCTAAAGACACTAATTGTAAAACAATAGAATCATTTGGTCGTACAGGTTGGAAGAAAGTATTTAGTAAAGACGGTTTCAAGTCTAAATTTATGTTCTACGAGTTACCTATAGAAGGAAAAGACAATGCAATATAATCATTTTGATATGCTACCTGAGATGGCGTTTAAACCTATTGGTAAACGTATGACATTAGAAGGTGGTGGCGGTAAAGGCGGTGGTGGTGGTTCATCAGGTACACAAGTACAAGGTATTGACCCTATGCTCAAGCCTTACGTTCAATATGGCTTAAATGAAGCTGTAGACTTGTATAAATCAGGTGTACCTAACTACTATCCTGGTCAAACATATATCAGCCCATCACAACAAACACAAGCTGCATTACAAGCACAACAAACTCGTGCTTTACAAGGTAATCCTTTATTACCTGCTGCACAACAACAACAGCAATCAGTTATTGGTGGTCAATACTTAGCTAATAACCCATTCTTTAACCAAGCCTTAGCTGGTGCTGGTCAAGCTGCTACTGCACAATACTTTGATGCTATTAACCAAGCTCAATCAGGTGCATCACAAGCTGGTCGTTATGGTTCAGGCGCACAAGCTAACTTGTTTAATCGTGCTGGTACTACTTTGGCTAATACTTTGGCTAATACAGCAGGTAACTTAGCTTACCAAAACTATGGTGCTGAACGTGGTCGTCAAGAACAAGCTGCTGCTGGCGCACCTCAACTAGCTATGGCTGATTACGGTGATATTGCACAGTTAGCTAATGTTGGTCAGACTGCTGAGGACTATCAACAAGCTGCTCTACAAGGTGACATTGCTCGCTTTGACTTTGAACAGAACTTGCCTTACCAAAAACTATCTAACTTGCTTGGTGCTGTTTATGGCGCACCTGCTGGTTCTGTAGTTCAATCATCACAACAAGGTTCTAGTGGTGGTAAGATTGTTTGCTCAATGATGAATGAGTTTTACGGTACTGCTCCATTCCGTAACCGTGTATGGTTATTACAATCACAACGTATGCCTAATGCTAAAGTTGTGGAAAAAGGTTATCACACACTATTCTTACCATTGGTTGCTTTCGCTAAGAAAGATGGCTTCTTTAGTAAGGTTGTTCGTAAGACTCTTGAACACATTGCTAGACATCGTACAGCAGACGTATACAAAGAAATGCGTAACGGTAAGCGTGACCTATTAGGTCGTATCTATCGTGCTGTTTTAGAGCCATTGTGCTACGTTGTAGGCAAAGTGAAAGGGGTTTAATATGTTTAACTTTGTTATGCCTGCACTAACAGCGCTTGGCATTAATTCAGGGGTTAATCTTTTACGTAGAAAACCTTTATTTCAAAACGCTGGTACTGCTGCCGTAACAGGTGGCGTACTAGGTGGTTTTAATGGTGGTGGATTGTTTAGTTCATCACCTACAGCTTCTGCTGTGCCTACTACATCAGGTGCTTTTGAAGCGTCTATGGGATTAGGTAACGCTTATAACGCTGGTGCTGCTGCAGGTGCTATTTTTGACCTGGCAGGAGATGGGTTGGAAGTGAATGATTCTGGATTGAAACGGTATGGTTGGCCTGCTGTTGCGGGTGGGGCTGCCTTCGGCATGTTCCCATTTGGAACGCCTGCCACGATCAAAATGTTTGGTAAACTCGCCCCAACTGCTACTAGATTGGGAGGCGTTTTGCCTAAACTTAAGAAACCTAAGACAGAGGAGTCAAAGTGATTAGTATGGATCTATTGATGGGTGCGTGTTTAACATTTGCAGGGGGGATTATTCTTTGGGGAAGAGATGTAGAACGACGCATAAGTGCCTCCGAATCGGTCGCGGAGAAACTGGGCGAGTTGATTAACATTCTACTTGAGGATCGAATTAGCCGTGATAATGATAAAGACCGGCGTAACTCCCAGGAACTTATACATCCTCGCCGCAATCGCTAATGCTGCGTGGGACCTGCCCTATAATATCACCATCACCTCCGGGACCGATGGGAAGCATATGGTAGGATCTAAACACTACTCTGGGAATGCCCTTGATATTCGCACATTCTCCTTCCAATCAACCAAGGATCGGGATATGTTCATCGCCCGTCTCAATACTCGTCTCGGCCCTCAATACGATATTTAGCTTTAGGTTGTCCACATCCAATCCGA